AAGTGATCTGGTGCCACTTCAAATTTTGTATCTGACTTATTACTGCTTGACTGATCTGTTTTATCTTCCTTGGTGACTTGTTCGGTATCTTGCTCTTTATTTTGATCTGTACCTGTAGCTTCCCGAGTGCATCCAGCAATAAGTAGAGCAAGCGAAGTAATCGCTAAAATCGTAATCTTTTTCATGATATTTTCCCTTTTAACCAACTAATCTGTAAAATTCATCAATAACCATTAACTCATCGGTTACTGATTTTAGTTTGTGTCTTTCCATAAAATTCAAGTAATTAAAATCTTCTTTGTCTATCTGGTTTAGTTCCTCCCTCAATAGCGCGTGTATCATGGCCCTGTTAGCCTCATTCTCGCACTTTAAAGGGTTAATAATATAATTGGCCTCGGTATGGTCTAAGTGACCCAATTCGTGCAATATGACCCTTTTCTGGGCCTCTCTAGTTAGTGATTTATTAACAAAGATAATCCTCATATCTGAGATTATCATTCCAGGCCGTTGCCATAGGTCGTTATCGAAGTAAGCGAGCGTCACTCCCTCGCTGTCACAAATTTCTTCTATAGTCATAATCTGCCTTGTAAGTAAATTTCTATTATGTTTTTAATCGCTTGTATGTCGTTTTCAGTCAACGGCTTGCCGTCGAAAGTCTTTGCGCTTTCGGCCAGCTTGCGCAGGTCGGTTTCCGAGTAGCCGGTTTCAGTGGTTGTTTCTGCTTCTTCTTCCCAACCCATAAGGTCAGCGGGTGAAATATTCAATGTTTCAGAAATCTTCTTTAGCACCTCTGGACCAACCTTTTCTATATCCCCTTTTTCATATCTAAATATAGTTGAGCGAGAAACTCCCACGCGCTCAGCGAGGGTATCAGCAGAGATCTTCAATTCTTTTCTTCTTAGTTTAATTCTTTCTCCGACGTTCATTATTTTTTCTCCTCTTATATATTACACGTTAATTTTACATCTTTAGTTTCAAAAACGCAACAAAAAAGTTTCAAAAATGCGATTTTTTTGTTGACAAACATTTTCGGTCATGTTATACTTAATTCAACAAGTCGCAGAAGTGCGACAAAAAAGAAAGGAGAATACATGGTTAATGTATCGAAATTGAAAGGTAAAATCGTAGAACGAAACACCACGCAAGAAGAACTTGCAAGTAAAATCGGTGTTACAAAAAGTACGTTTTACCGCAAGATGAAGCGAAATGGCAACTTTTCGATCAAGGAAGTAAACTTGATCGTGTCAGCCCTCAATCTTTCAAAAGATGAAGCGATGGCCATTTTTTTTAGCGAGACAGTCGCGTAAATGCGACAATCTAGCGGAGTGAATAGAAAGGAGAAAGATGGCGGAGAGAAGAATGTTATCTAAAAAGATTTTTCAAAGTCGAAAATTTTTAATGATGCCGTTCGAAGCGCAAGCCCTATACACCCACTTGATTTTATCAAGCGATGATGATGGAGTGGTTGAGGCTTTTCCTATCGTCCGAATGATCGGAGCCAAGGAAGACTCGCTAGGGCTGCTGGTTGTAAAAAAATTCATCTTACCACTAAATGACGATATGGTTTACTTTATCACTGATTTTGAAGAACAAAACAAAATCAGAGCAGACAGAGTACAACCCTCACGCTACCGCGAACTGTTACTAGAAAAAACAGACATGGTAGTAGACGGCAAGCGAGTTACTGGTCAAAAAAAATACATTGACGGACAAGTGACGGACAAGTGTCCGCATAGTATAAGTAAGGATAGGATAGTAGAGGATAGTATAGGTGAGTATAGTCTAGTAGAGTCAAGGTCAGATAATGACGATGACGCTGGTCAAAAATCTTTTTCAAAGATTATCAAAGACAGCAACATCAAAATTAATGAGCGTCACACTCAAATGCTAATGGACTATATCGCATTAGATCACTTTACAATCCCTATGATCCAGTATGCAGTGGAGCGTACAGAAGATGCTGGTTTAACTAGTTTTAACTATCTAAAAGCAATTTTAGAAAACTGGAAGAAAGAGGGCTTTACCTCACTTGAGGAAGTCGAGGAGCAAGATCGCAAGAGACAGGCAAAACAAACAAAAAAAGAGGCCAGTCCCTATCCAATCAAGAATCCAGTATTCAGTCCTTACACGGACTTGCTACCTTGGGAAGAAGACGAGGAGGGATAGCCTATGGATCTACCGCTTGTCTATCACATCAACGAACAAGAGACTTGTGAAATACATCAATGCTTCAAATGGTCGTTGAATGATGATGTGAAGCTGCAGGACGAACGAAATAGAACCTTTTGCCCAGAGTGCCAAAGAGAAAAGATGGCGCGTGAGGAAGAGCAGAAGATAGGACAAGCTCACACGGCTACTGTCTTGCGCAAGACTTACGATGTGCTGGATAAAAATAGCATCGTACCGAGCGGGCTAAAAGAAGCGAGTTTTAAAAACTTCACGGTAACGAACCATATCGACCAGGAAGCTAAAAATTACGCTCTGCGTTTGGTATCTCACTACTTGCACGACGGGAAAGGTAACGCTCTGATAATGGGCAAGGCCGGACGCGGTAAATCACATCTAGCGATGGCAATAGCAAGTAAATTAAATGCTGACTGGAAAGCAAACAAGCTACCTAAAAGCATTCTATTTATCAACTTACCAGCCTTATTTATCAAGATACAAAATTCATTCAACCGCAAAGAGGGAATGACTAGCAACGAATGGCTGGAGTTATTAAAAAAAGTTGACTATCTGATCTTGGACGACCTCGGACGATCTGACAACGCACAGTGGAAGCAAGACTTCCTGTATAGCCTGTTAGACGAGCGAGAAGCAACGATCATCACAACAAACCTTGTAGGATCAGAGATGAAGTCTAGCTGGTAGAGCACACGATACTGCACCCGGTCCAGACTATCAGCCTCAGCGAGCGAGCGAGGCTTGTCGAAGACCTGTGCCCCGAGGGGGAGGATGCTGAATAGGGATACTCCTAGGAGTATGAGTTTAATGGCTTTCATATTATATCTATAGTTAGTAGTTAGAGCTTGAATGAGACCTTCACGAGCACCGCACGAGGACGTAGACGATAGCTGTGCTGGATGGTAGCGTAGGATAGGCGCTGGATGCTGTGATAGGCCTGCATGCCCAGCAGATTATTCAGTTCGCAGCCCACCTCTACTCGAGAGCCGCTCCACTTGAGCTGGCTGTCCAGGAGTAGGACATCGGTCTTTTCGCTGGAGGAGCTGACATGATTATGCTCTAGGATGATATCCCAGAATATGTTTTTCCCAAAGGCTACTCCTATCTGTGCGGTCTCGGAGAGGAGGTTATCGATCTCGGTGCGAGAGGCGAATCGGGAGGTATAGTTACGCCCATAGTAGACATTGTAGTCCAGGAGGATTTCCTTGATGGGATTGGCCTTCAGGGCTAGTCGCACGCTCTGGGTATGTACTTTATAGGGCGTGATCGTCCCCTGATAGGCTACCTGCCCTAGATGGTGTGTATAGCCTAGGTCGAGGTCGATCCCTAGGCCTGCCCAGGTAAATCCCTTGCTCAGCGACCACACCCCCGAGAAGGTCTGTGTATGGTGCTTGTGCGCTAGGAGCTCATAGCGTCCTCCGTCCTCACCGAGGAGTAGCATCTGGATAAAGGGCTTGTAGTGCATGCTCTGCCTCGCCCTCAGAGAGGACGACAGGAACGAAAAGATGTCTCGGTAGTCTACCCGCCCCTCTATGGTGGCTGTTTGCTCCCTGAATAGCCTAGGTGTCCCGACCGTCAGACTACGATAGCTCTCTAGGACGGGGTCGGGATACCAATCACGGATCCTCGGCTCCGTATGTGCATAGCTACCTGCCAACTGGAGACCCCAGTGCTGTCCTAAGCTTAGCTTGACCTTGAGATGAGGCTCGATGAGGAGGCCTGCTAGACGATCCGAGCTTGTCCGTCGGAGCTGGTAGATGACGGGGAGAGCTAGATCTATGGAATACTTCTGACGTAGATAGCTTAGGGTCTGCTCCACACCTACACGCAGGATACGATCATAGCTACTGCCCGTGCGCTCCAGTAGGCTACTCGATAGGCTCTGCCACTGGTACGAGGCGAAGACCTGAGGGCTATACGTCCAGTAGCGCACAAGGGGGAGGTTGAGGATCCTAAGGCGATTGTCCGTATAGAGACTTGTGAACCATCCCCGCTGCCCGATCATACTGTGTAGTGTGGGGAGCACCTGCTGCAGTTGCTGGTTATTGGCTGTCTCAAAGTCTTCGTCTGAGGTCGTAAGCCGCTGGGTGAGGATAAACTCTATCGGGAGACGTGTACGGCCATTGATGAAGTGCATCTGATTGTTCAGGTGCAGGGCATCTAGCCCTTGACGCTGAGGGGTTGCTAGTCCATTGAGGGCGATTGTCCCCGAGGCCCTACTCTGCGAGGCGCTCACACGAAGCTGATCCTTGAGGTAGTAGCCCTGCAAGTTCTTCTCATAGCTAAGGCTGGTCGAGGCGCTCCCCTGCCGTAGTAGATGCTCGATGCGCTCATCTAGGAGGAGCGGGGAGGAGGA